TATAGACACCGGCTGCATCTGGAATATAAAGAACTCCATGATCAACGCCGGTCTCATATACTCTTTCGCCAACCTGGTCCCAAGTCAAAGGGGCCATGTGCTTCCTTTCGCTTAGAAGTATACGTTGAAAACATCATGATTTAAATTATCAGCCGTATAAAATCGATTAAATAAGCTCATTGGCATAGAAGCCACCTTAGCTGGAATATCACTATCTGGATCTGGATCAATAACCATAATCATGTATCTTTGCACATAATCATATGGTTTATCATCGGCAAATTTAGTATTCGCAAAATCGCGATGATAGATAATACAAGGATATTCCAGCTGAATATTGGTTGGTGGCTGAAAATAAACGTTCTCTACGAACGTCTCAAGGAGTTGGTGTAGCTGTAGCCGTTGGCCCATTGTACACCTCCCCTAATCTTAGTAGAAGACGAGGGCTTTGTACTTCAACGCTGGAAACTGTCCACAAAGCCCCCGCCCACTCTACATAACGAATGGCAAAGAAATGCTCGTTGGCATATGCATCGGCCACAATGCTGATTGAATTCTGCACACTGAGATCGGCATTAAGATTTTCGCCTTCGCGGAGATTTCTTGCATTACGAATCACATCGCCGAAATAAAAATATTCAATAATATTATCAACCCAGACACCCGGCGCCGTTTCTACTGTTTCGCCATATCCGATGCGGCCGTAGAATCTTGCCATTGGGAACCTACCTTTACTACGGGCCAGCGGGCTTAGTGACGACCACAGCTGAACGAATCTTAGTCAGAGCACCTGAAACTCGAGTCTCATACAGGTACTTGTACTGGTTGTAATCGATATCGAAATCGTCGAAGAAGTTGACCTCACCGCCCTTGTCGGCGCCAATCGTGTAATCCTTCAGATTTACGACGATTCCGAGCAGATCGGCTTCCTGCTCCATAACTTCAACAACAACAATATTCGAAACACCCAACTCCTGTGCCAGTTCTGAAGCATTGCGATACATGCGCCGTTCCATACCATCGCGCGAAAGCAGCATCTGAGTCAAGAAAGGCAAAGTCGTATACAAAGTCGGTGAGCCCGATCCCTTGTATGCGCCCATGTTCGTGACAAAGGCATCGACGATGTCATTCGGAGTAGCGGCTGTATCGACCTCGACCTTGGCGGCATAGAGATCATGATCGAGATAGATCGAGCGAATACCAGCACCTTCACTAGCTCCCGCCGGATCTTTGATCTTGTCTGCGCTAGCAACATCGCGACCATCACCAATTAGAACTGCACGCGCTAGCTCTTCATCGAGCATCAAACGCATCTCAGCCTTGAGCCAGGCGACAACGTCGAAATCGGTGATGTCGACGATATCGTCACGATCCAGCTGCTGCTTCTTGTAAACGGTGCTGGGCGTCGTGACACGCTTGGTCAGTCCGAAGAACTCCTCTTTCTTCAGATTTCCCTTGACATAACCCAATGCCCGCGCTTCTTCGACAGTAATATCGGCAACTAGTGACTTGATACGAGAGAAGGGCGAATGCCTGGTACCATTGATAACGCCGGAAACCCACTCGACTCGACGTTGGTCGAAATCGGGAGTATCGGTGATTGAGCGAGCATCAGGAAAGAGCAGATCAATATTGTCGATACCGTGTTTGAGCGCATAGGCCTCGACGGCATCCTTCAGCGATCCGGACCTCTGAGCGTCGGCAACGATCTCTTGCATCGCATCATGCGAGAGAACTGGCTTCTCCTCTTTCTTGCCTTCGCTCCGCTGCTCGAAGACATTACGGGTCATGCGCCGTCCTTCCTCTTCATTATTTTCATCAGTGTGGACGAGTTCCGAGTCTGATTCATCCTTTGATTCGTCATCGGAATGAGCGGCTTGCTTAAGAGTCTGAGTAGAGCTCTCAAGAGCGGCGCTAATCATATAATGAACAACATCTTTTTGTTCAGGAGTCATTGAGTCATAAACTTCCTGAACTGTTGGATCTTCTGCGGAGTGATCAAGCGAATCGGACTTATCGGTTTCATCATTTTCGTCGGATTCGTCAGTCTCATCAGTCGCGTCCGCATGAACAAGTTCCAAACCGGTATAGATAACTGCTTCATCTTCCAAAGTAACCATATCGCCATCGGCATGAGCTAGCGTAATATTGTCAATCAGCGCACCGGGATTGGCTCCCGACAACACCAAGCTCAATTCGCGAATAAAACCATGTAGAACTTGCTTGGATTTCTCAGTAAGCTGATTTGCATAGATTGACAATGACTTGATATCGCCGTGTTCTACGAGTCTCTTGGCATTCATTGCCGTATCGGTATCATTGAAGAAACCGTAGGCGTAAATACCATCTTCGCGATGTTCGAGCGTTGCATAACCAAGCACGTTGCTGGGCTCACTATGCCCGTGTTGCCAAACCAGCGGGACGGTTGTTTGATCTTGATGCTTAAAAGCATCTGGCATAATCGTCCGACCGTCCGAGCATTTAAGACCAGCCTTCGTAGCGTAGCCGCTAAAATCAGGCTTAGCCTCTACTCCCATTTTGAACGTCCTTCCCTAATCTTGAGTCTGAGGTAAATGCTGAAAGTTGCATAGCTGGATGATCTTCCGATACAACTCCAGTGGGCGTCGGACTTCCTTGCGGCATGTTGCTATTTAGCAACTGATCAGCTTTCGGATCCGGATGAGGAGGCATACCCACAACCTGTCGCATCTCGTTCGACGTCATAATCTCATTACGAGTAAATTTATCAGCAATTTCAGCAATATTCTCAACCGGAACCAGACGGAATGGATCTCGAAAGAATTCGATCGATTGTTTTTGCGTCCGAGCAGTTTTGGTCAAGAAACTACGTCGCATAGCCTCGACGATAGCCGTAAGAATGGGTTCAATTGTACGATTCCAATAATTCAACATTGCTTTTTCGTCGGCTGTGCCATTCATCACTTCTTCGGTCAGACCAAGTTGACCATAAAGCATTTGCGTCAAATACTCAATCTGACTCATAAGATTGTTTTCGGCCGGACGATTCAACTGAGTAATCTTCTCGGTTCCATCGGTATAAGCAATGCCATATTGGCTTCCCTTGAGCTGAAACTCAATATCCTTACGACGCTGTTCTGCTTGTTGTCTACGAAGTTCGGATTTGATTACGTATGGAAGCTGAATAATCAAATCAAGTTTTCCAGAAGCAGATTGTTCGTCGATAACATCCAACAAATTAAGTTTGCGAAGTAAGCGTTGAAGTGTTGAAAGCGGTTCATTCATCACCGAATACAAAGGATTTTCGACAATAGCAACCGCTGTTTTATTCAACGTAATTTCTTCTCGTTCGCCAGTTGAATCGTTGTACAAACTAATTCGCACATGCTGAGGATACCAAACTACAATTTCGCCCACTCGCAAAGTCAAAATATCAAACCCACCCGATGTGCGCGGACTGATTGAAGTATCAACAGGAACAAGCGCTGCGACGCCTCGATCGAAAAGAGTCATAGCGACATCTTGTCTAAATGCGCGCGCAGCTTGATCAATATTGGCTTCAACCGTTAAACAATTATTCAAACCACTATCGATATCTTCAAGATATCTATTTTCTTTATCTAATCTCACATGACGCATATCAACCGAAGCAACATCAATACTCAGACGTGTATAAATCGAAGAAATAATTGAGCGTTCATTGGGAATTCTAAGTCTAGCACGATCTGGCCTTCGCCCATATGCGGCACCAGGCAAAGCTTTTAGTCGATCTTCTTGATTAGAAAAGACATTCCAGGCATGTCTCAACGCATTGCCAAATCGCGGCACATTTCACCTCCTTCCCAATTTAGCCCCATCCGTGAAATAAACCAATAACAAGAATTACTGCAATAGCGACCCAAGCAATTTCACCCAAAGTAAACGTTTTGGGCATTATTCGAACGCCTCCTTATTCAGCTTATATGCAACCCAAGCATCTAGAAGCGCTGCAACATTATCGATCTTCTCATCTTGTCGTTTCTTTAAGAGCTTTCGATTACCATTGGTATCTTCTAGCGTAATCGCATTACCCATTGCAAAAGACATCAGTGCCTGATCGAAAATCAATAATCGCTCTTCGCTCATGATCTTGATCTCGCCTAAAGGAACTGACTCAGTCTTTGCGCCTTGAATAACTTTCTCAATTCCAAATGGTCCATTTTCTGCTTCCCAACGAGTAACGAATTCTTTCGCATTATATGGGTCATAACCAAGCGCTCGTACATCGTATTCGGAAGTTTGAATAAAACGATCAAGATCTTCATAAACTTCCATCATGTCGAGAATATTTCCAGGCATTACGTGTAAGCTTCCCTCATTGACGAATTCGTCATACTTTTGTCGCATCGCTGCTGGAAGCTTCATCAAAGTAAGCTCGGTAATATAACTCCGTGTTTTTACTCCGTATTTCTCGCGTCCCAATGGGAATAAGAAAGTAAAGGCGCAGAAGTCATCGCCTTGCGAGAGATCGGCGCCCAAAGCACAAGCCATCTGCCAGAATTCTCGTTGGCGATGAGGAAGGGTCTCTTCATAGGTAAAGAAATACGTGTAACCCTCCATCGGAATCCCGAACCGCTTAGCAAGAATATCGTTTCGGGACGCTGGGGCCTTCTCTGCGCGCTCCACATCCAATTGATACGTTTCATAAGAAACTGTCGCTCCCAGATTGGGATTCGCCTTTACCCACATTGCCGGATCGGCAACTTCTTCGATCTCGTCAAGCTTGTAATACCAAATCGAAATATGTGGTGCGTAGTACTCGCCCTTGAGGATATCTGCCAGTTCCATCTTTATCGTATCCCCAGAACCCGCTCGAACAGTTCCCTCCGAACTGATAGCCACGATCAAATAATCGTCAAGCTTAGACGCTCCTTGCTCAACCGCGCCGACCACATCTTCGCGCAGATCGCCCGACAACCATTCGTCGATCGTCGATATTTTTGGCCGCAGACCCTGTAGTTTATTGATTGCCATTGGTCGAACTTCAAGCAGAGAGCCAGTGAGAAAATTCTCGATGCCTTTCTTAGTTGCAGCTAACTTAACTCGATTAGCTCTCGAACCTGTGGTATTCTGCAACGATCCTTCGGTTAAGAATTTGAACAAGGGTCCGCGCGCGCGCGTGATCGCAGTACGAAACGGCGACATAACTTCATCCGCTTGCTTCATTGTCGGCGCTGTGGTAACCTGATGTGTCGTCGAAGTATCGACATTTAAAAAATACGAATGAATAGCTGAAGCATACATTGACTTAGCTGCGCCTCGAGCGACGATTAAATATTGCTTCAACGTCAAGCGTTTTTTGATTAATTTCGTTTCGTAATGCCCACCGTGATTTTCTTTGGTCGGCACATAAACGCTGCGCTCGACGAAAAAATACCAACCAAAAATTTGTTCTGACCATAACTTGAACGAATCGAGCAAATGCAGATCGGATCCATCCGTTAATGTCAACTCTCCTTCACAATAACGGATGAATCCTTCCACAGCGTCATCGTCGTAGTAAATATTAGGATTGGCAATGAGTGAATCAATACGATTCATCTCCATTGAGATTTCCCGATTTACTGGAATCTCTCCTCGGAGAACTGCCTCACGAAACCGACCGTAATAGATCGGTACCGCAATATTAGACAGTCCCATGCCAACCTCCTTTCACTCATACTGCAGCAGCCATAGCCAGTTTGGCCATATGTTTCTTAACTTGCTGAGCTGCAACATCATTAGCAACATTTTGAGCTGTATTCTTACCCGTATTTCCAAGTAAACTGGCAACAAATTTCTGTCCGGCGTTTTTATCTTGAAAACTTAAACGTTTGGCATTTTGCTCTAACTGTATTCGTCTGGAATAATCTTGTAACTCTTTATCCGAAAGAGATTTGAGGCCACTTTTTTTAGCTCTTTGTCCGAGCGTGCGTGCGCGAACGGCATCAGAACTAGCCGGATGACCTGCACCACCAGAAGTTTTTATCTTCTTCCTACGATCACTAACAATAACTTCTTGTGGACCAACCGTAGCTTTACGACGCACACCCCACTTCATTCCTCTAACACCGTGATGAGTAAGAATATCCTCTACGATCGGGGCAATGTCCATCTTGTCCCCTATTCAGACGGAGCTTCAGCTGCCGGTTCTGTTTCTACTTTCTTCTTAGCAGCTTTTTCTACCTTTTCGGTGAAAACTTCATGTCCTAATCGTTCGGAGCGAGCTTTGCGAGCTTCATCTACTTCTGCTTTCTTACGTTCATGTGCAGCAACCGGATCTTCACGTTCTACAGTTGCTTCAGCCCCCGATGTATCGTCGGGTAGATCGAGTCCCATTGTCTACCACCCTTCTCAGGGTTCGCATGTTGGAGAAATATGCGCTATCTTCGGGATCTACAAGAGGAAGTTCAGGATCAGGATCAATCCAGCCATCCTCTTCTCGATGCACATTCAAACGCCACTCGAGCTCCTTGATCTGACTCTCGGTTGCCGAAATCAGATATGAAGTCGACGGCGGATCAAAGAGTTGCCGAACACGCAGAAAAACGTATGTCTTGACCGAATTGTACTGCAAATCATCTGCGATAAAATCAGTCCAAACCGCAACATCATCAGCAATCATGAAACCTTCAGGCGGTCCAACCCCCAATTGGGTAAGAGTAGAGAATGCCGTATTAATATGCGTGATGATATCGAGGTCAAATACAGTGTAATCTTGAGCAATTCCCAGAATCTTCTTAGTACTAATAAGAATACTCTGTTCCATCTACCTCACCCACTTTTCTAGTTAATTAATCTTCGTTATCTTCGGAAGGAGAACCAGTATTCGGAATTTCTCCGCCATCGTAAAGCTTACCCTCAACTTCTTCTGACTCTGAAGGCGAATCGGTATTCGGAGTCTCGGGAACAGACGCTTCTGTCATGTTCTTCCTTTCATCCAATTTGTTGATAGGCGAAAGATTGATCTGGCCACCAGCGATCAGGAATAGTACTGGGAACATCGGGACGTTGACCCTTTTTGCCATTGTTATACCAATTAATCCAGTCTCGCTCACCGTTGGTCATTCCCCATCGATTACCTAATTTGACAATTTCCTCGTTCGCATCCCAAGCCCATTGTGGAATAGTTTGAGGCGCTGAGGCAGGACGATTCTTTGGATCGCGATTGGTTGTCAAATACCAATTAGACCAAGCCCAATACCATTCGGGATAACCCATTTCATCCTCCTCTCCTCCGCGAGCCATGTTTAAAACTCGATCAATTGGAAATCCTGAGCCACAATCCCAATGACCACCACCCCAAGCGCCAAGATCATTGTGTTGACAGACACCACGTCCAGAACCTTGTGCTTGAGCGGCCGTAAGCTTCGTAATCGGAAGATCGTAATAGGCTGCTTCTTCGGCAATCCACTGGGCACAATTTGCAAGCATGTTCGGATGCTTGTCCCATTCCGCAGTCGACCATTTAGCAAAAGCACAAAGCTCGGTTTGCACCGCAACTGGATTTGCATTGGCCGCTGTCCAAGCTTTATTGCCCCGCTTCACATATTCGCCGATTATACCCTTTTTGTCATCGATACCCGTATGTGAAGAAACGCCAGAACTAGCTTTCGCAAAGAAATTGCCTAATTCTTCAATTGTCTTAGCACCTTCGGCAGTATGAATAACAATCAAACGTACTTTGGAATTACCGCGACTTGAATAATTTGGACTAGCAATCCATTTGCGCGTCAGCGGCATCTATTCCTCTCCTTCGTCCCCCTCATCTGGTTCTGGACCCTCTGGACCATCATGCGATGGCTCTTCCTGTGGCTCAGGAGCAGGCTCTGCAACCTCAGGCGGAACATCCGTTTCCATTTAAATCTCCTTTATCCGGGTTCGAGACATGTCCAAATCGTGACATGACCTCCAGGCGCATTAATTTTCAAAAATCCGGGTTCATAACCAGTAGGAGCACCTTCACAAGGACCTCCGCCACTTGGTCCGGGTGGACCTTGAGGTCCTGTGTCGCCTTTTGGTCCGGTCTCTCCAGCAGGTCCAGTTGGTCCCGGAGGCCCAGGAGGTCCCTGCGGTCCTGTACCTACATCAACCGTTACTGTTCTTGCCGGTTCTGCGTTTCCTTGAGCGAATACGGATGCGGCCAGAAAACCCGAAGCTGCCGCAAGCAAAATACTCGAGCCAAGTAATACCCGCGACGTCCATTTCATTTAGTATCCTTCCCAACCGTCAATCCTTCTCGAAACGCCTCAAAACGTTCATCGCATTGCTTTTTACCTTGTTTTCGCTCATAATGAATGGCGCCAAGTGCGGTGAGAATGCTGCCTGCGCCGGAGAGAAATACGCCAATCGTACCTAATATATCACCTTCAATGGCGGCCATATTTATTCCTTACCAGAGTGTTGTATCACCTCTTGTTCGTATCACCGGACCTCTCGGCAGTAAACTTTCGTCACCATAATGAATGGCATTATGAGTTCGTAAAGATGTAGTTATCAGAAAGTTCGGATCAATGACCCAATCATCGCCTTCTTCAAGATCGCCAAGTGAAAGTGGATTCATATGATGTACTAGCAATCCAGAATGAATTTCATAACCCGGAACACCAAGATCACATCCGTTATCACGAATTATGACTTGATTTCGAGCCGATTTCCATTCCCACGATTTGTAAAAACGTTGATTAACCCAACGATCGAAGCCGAATGTTGTTACGCCGAGTACACCTTTTAACTCAAGATAATGATATCGATCTTCAAACGTTTCCAAACGACAAAGCTCGGAATATGTTCTAATTTTCGTCATTTGCTTCAGGAACAAGCTTATCTCCAGCATACGAACGCATTGCCTGGAGAGCTTCCATGTATAGTTCTTCCACTCGCTTCTGAGACTCGAGCGCCTCGATCTTAACTCGTGTCAGTTCGTTCTCATGCTCGAGTCGCTGTTGTTCGAGCCGTTCACGAGTTGAACCCAGCTTCAAAAAATGTGTGATTACCTGAGATGAAGCTGTTCCATTACGAATTTGCTCTTCGGCAAGATCATTTGCTGCAGAAATCATCTCATTCTCACGACCCTCAGGAGTTGTCGCGGGTTTGCGATGAGCTTGTACAACTTCCAACCTTCTCTTTCTCGCTGGCACGCGACCTCCTTCCAAATTTATACGAGCGGGATCAGCTCGGCGTCACGAAGAACAGCTAGAATCTCATTGATAGCACTTCGAGTCGCAGTAGCCTCGGCCTGAACATACGCGGCACTTGCTGGAAGTGTAAGATCGGCGATGGCAGGATGACTTGAAGTCCTTTCCATCTGAGCATCGGTCGCTTCAGCATGCGCCGCCTCATGTGGAACAAATTCGTCCGGGATTTCAGTCATTATCTCTTCCTTTCGAATCAGTTCTGACAACATTGAAGATGTTTGAATGACACTTTACCCATAGTTTAACCCCAGAATAAATGAAAGACATTCAGGGATTTTTACCCCCGGGGTTTTTTTGGGAAGCCGGGCGATGCATAGGGGGGTGTATTTTTTTGACCCCTCCCCCCTATCGACTTGGGTCCCCAAATTTTTTTTGAAAAATATTTTTTCATCTTCTATTTAATTTTTTATTTTATTTTCTGTAAGAAAAATTCTTTTCTTTTTTATTTGACA